ACACGCAAAAATTAGATTTACAAATGCCACAAGTAGGTAGATGGCTACCTGGTTATGGTTTTGCTGTATGGGTTATTAGAGAGAAAAAAGGACCTGATGGTACGCCATATCCATGTGCAGAATTAAGAGACCCTTACAACTGTTTCCCTGGTTACTTTGGTGCAGACCAACAACCAAAAGAAATGGCTATTGTTCGTAGAGTTCCTAAAGAAGCTCTAGCAAGAACTTATCCTAAATCAGCAGAAAAAATTATGTCTAAAGATGGATATGAAACTAACACACTAGGTATAGGTAATGCCTATGCTTCTGCTTACACAGATTCTTACAATGGTAGTTGGGCTAACTCAAATGGCGAAGGTGACTTAATAGCAGAGTATTACAACATAGATGGAACATACATATTCCACATGACTTCTGCAACTATTCTTGACTTCATACCAAATCCACTAGATAGTGGACCTGCATTTGTTATTGCAAAGAAATTTTCTTTTGACAGATTGCAAGGACAGTATGACCAAATCATAGGACTTATGGCTTCTATGGCAAAGATTAATGTGATGTCAATAATAGCTATGGAAGATGCAGTATTTACTGAAACTAACATATCAGGAGAGATAGAGTCTGGACAATACAGAAAAGGTAGATTTGCAGTTAATTATCTTGCTCCTGGTACACAAGTTTCTAAACCAGCATCTAATGTTCCTTATCAGATATTTCAACAAATAGACAGAATAGAAAGACAACTTCGTGTTGGTGGTTCTTATCCTGTTACAGATGATTCACAGTCACCACTTAGTTTTGCAACAGGTAGAGGATTAGAGGAACTAGGTGCATCTATGTCACTAATGATTAGAGAGTATCACACAGTTATGGCAGATGCTATAGAGATGATTGATTCTAAAAGGTTAGAGTGGGATGAAAAAATGTATGGTGGTAAATCTAAAGACTTATCAGGATATTACAATAATCAATTTTATTCAGAAAAATATGACCCTGTAAAAGATATATCAGGTTCTTTTAAAACCAGAAGAGTATATGGAGCTATGGCTGGATATGATGAGCCACAAAAAATAGTAACAGGGCTGCAATTACTCCAAGCAGGTATTATTGATACACAAACACTACAAGAAAACCTAGATGGTTTAGATAATATTGTTAGAGTAAATGAAAGAATTACAAAAGAAAAAGCAGATAAAATACTTTTTGATACATTATTGGCTCAAGCACAACAAGGAGACCCTAAAGCTACTATGGCTGTTGTGCAGATAAGAAAGAATCCAGATGATATGCAAAACATTTTGGATAAGTTCTTTACTGCAGAAGAACCAGAAATACCAAGTGCAGAACAAGAATTGCTTGGAGGAGGTTCCCTACCACCACAGGGTCCTCCACCAGGCATAGCACAGTTATTACAAGGTATGGGTGGATAATGTCAATGAATAAAGATTTTGCAGATATAGTACACAATTCGTTAGGTGATATTGATGAAAAAGGTGATGCTATTATTTTTCAATCTGGAGATGAAGCAAAAATATACCATGACCAAATGCCACCATTAGCTTTTCCTTTTGGTTATATGATTATTAGTTCTACATTTATGTTTTATGATGATGAGGAGAATGAAGATGGCAACGAGGAGTTCTAGTAACAAAGGTCAAGCCACAGCAAGAGAGTCTACTTTAAGAAATAGACAATCTGCTGCATTTGATGGTAGAAGTACAAATGTACAACCTGCAGCAATTAATACAAATGACAATACACGAGGAATTATACCTGGATTAACTGCTGGTATGACTTATGGCGAAGGTGAAGATATCAAAAACCAAGTTGCAGAAGGTGGAGGTTTACCTGCTACAGCAAGAGAGACAACTTTAAGAACAAGACAAGTAGATTTTTTAAACAACAATATTGACAGAGCTACAGAACGAGAAGAAGAAAGTATAATGACTGGTGCTGAAACAATTCAACCTGGTAATTATGCAGTTTCTAATTCACAAAACTTTCCTATTGCTAGACCTGGTACAGAGTATAAAAATGCAGATATGGTTTCTGCTTATGTACAATCAGGTTTTAATGATGATATTTTAAATATATTAATTAGAACTACCTAATGGTATATCCAGAGTATAGCCAATCTAAAAAGGCAGAACAAAATTATATTACAGATAAATATCTTTTAGACAAACAAAAAGAAGTAAAATTTAATTCTGTAACACCACAAGAAGCAGAAAACATAAAGCAGTTAGCTAGTGTATATAGTTTTGCACCTTCTGGTCTTTTAACAGAGTTAGGAAAAAATGGTTTAAATGTTAAACAAGCAGAACCTTATGTTTTATCTTATGTAAATAGTTATGCAAATGATGGTAGAACTATTAGAAACAATGCAAGAGATTTTCAGTTATCTAATGCAGGTATATATAACTGGATGCAAACATTAGAATCTGCAGGTAAAAGAGCTGCACAAGATGATAGAAATGTATTTGAAAAAACTAAAGGGCAGTTTAAAAAATTTGTACAAGTTGCATCAACTGGTATGGCAGCTTACCCACAATTTGTAAGTAGATTATTAAAAACTTATATGATTGCTAGAGGTGAAGCAATTAAAAAATCTGTAGAAGAAGGTCAAGATATATCTTATATAAAAAATGGTGAAGAGTATTTAGACTTAACAAAAGCATTTACTAATCCAGTATTTATGAAAGAATTTTTAAATCAAGTAAAACCAGAGTACACAGGTGGCAAAGAAGATTTAACAAAAGATTTTATACCTTTTTTTGATGGTGGACCAGCATTTGAAAAAGCAGGACCATCTGCGTTAACAGTTGGATTTGAACAATTTGGTGATAAGTTTTTTGATTTAGAAAGACCAGGAGATGAATCAGGATTAGGTAACAGTTGGTTTCCATATTTTGGTTCTGGTTCTGAAGCATGGGATGAATCAAATAGAAGAGGACAGTTGTATGCTAAGTTTAAAGGTTCAGCTTTTTCTGCTACTACAGAAGCACAACCTGTAACAGCAGGAGGTTTAGTAGCAGGTGAATTTGTAGATGCTAATACAAACGCATATAGAAATATATCTGGTGCTATTGATGGTTTATTATTTATAAGAGGTGATTTGGGAAACAAACTACAAGGTATTTCACAAAGCACTAGACAAAGATACAAAACATTTGGACTAATAAAAGAAGTAGGTAAAGATGGAGTTACTAGATTAAGAACTGTTAATAGAGAAAAGGCTATTAATTATTTTCTTAAATCAGATGAAGGTGGACAAATAATGAAAGCCTGGTCTGAAAATTTAGATGACACAAACTTAATTGTTAAACACTTTACTCCAGAAATGTCACAAGATTTAATTAGGGCAAGTAATTTAGGAACACCAAAACAAAAAGAACAAGCAGTAAGAAATGCTTTTGAGAAATGGGTGTTTAGTGACCCTAAAGGAATGCCTAGTATGCCACAAGGGTATCAATGGAATAAAACTGTAGAAAGCATTGGTCTTAATAAAATATTTAACAACTTATCTAATAACAAAGAAAAAGAAAAAGCAAGAAGGCTTTGGGGTGATTGGACTCCTAAAGATACTTTTGTATGGCAAAATCAAGCAGAAGTAATTGAAAATACAAGAAGATTTATTATTAATTCAAGAATACCTTCTACACAAGGAAACAAATTATTATCAAGTTTTGTTAATGCTACACTTCAAAATACAAATCCTGGTATAGGTTACACAACACAAAAACAGGTATTTAATAAAATATTAGATGCTGCTGGTGAAGCAATGACAGAAGCTAAGGAAAGACCAGATGTTATTGAATCTTTTTTAGATATTACAAAAGGTAACTTAAGAGGATTTAGTACAGAAAATGTAGGTAGTTATTGGGTTAGTGATATATTAAGTTGGCACAATGTTAAAACAGCTACTAATAAAGCTATAAAAGGTTTTGAAGGAATATTTCCTGGGCAACGAGCTAAGTTAGATGATTTGGGTAAAGAAATTGTTATTGATGGTCAACCACAAAAAGTGCCAACACCTCATTTAGCACAACAATTACTTAAAGAAAGTATAACTGTTCCTGATATGAGAAGTATTAGAAATAGTACAGGTAGAGTTTCTAAAGGTATTAGAAATATGGAATTAGCTTATGGTAAAAAAATTGCACAAGGTATTGATAAATATTTTGACAAAGATTTAGTTGCTACAGGATGGTTTGAAAAAAGTAGAATTATTGATAGCCCTAGATTAGCTACTCGTTCTCTTATAAATTTAATGTGGGGAGTACAAAAAGGTATATGGACTCCACTACAGTTAATTACGAGAATAGCTTTTCCTGTAAGAATAACAAGTGATGGTCAAGCAAAATTAGCAGCAGATGGTTATCCATCATTATTTAAACATCCTATGGAATATTTTGGTTTACTGTTAGGAAAAAATAATAAAACATTATCAGGAGAAGTTGTTACAAAAACAGAGGCTTTTGGTAGAGTTTCAAGAGATAATACAAGATTATACTTTGGCGATAATGTTATAGAAAATCTTAAAAAAGGATATGATAAGTATTCTATTGATGATGCTTTTACAAATCCAAAATTAAAAAAACAATATTTAACTGCAGTATTAGAAGAAATAAAATTATTAAATTTAGGTAAATTAACAAATATAGT